ACCATCGGGAGGACACTCTTCTGCTTTTTGCTTCGGTACTTCTGGGGCTGGAGGTATTTCTGGCTCTTGGTGTCTTTGCTGCTCTTCTTCGTTAATAGGTACGACCCTTAAGGGTTCGTAATTCATTGGCTCATAACTTGGTGTCTGAGCAGGACACAAAATCATATTGCCGTCTGGATCGTTATCTATAAGTCCATCATTTTCACCACTACGCCTTGCTTTAACACAAGGCATTTCAATAACGGGGAATCCTATCGGAACATTAATTGGTACGTTCGGAGGATTAACAATAGGTACGTCAATCACATAAGTATTGATAGGTGTAACCCCAATAGGGTCTATCTCAATTTTCGGAATCAATAGATCGTCTTAGCTTTCCGTAATAGTGTAAATGCTTTTTACCATGCTCTATCAACCATTGATTTACAGCATAAGCAGTTACAGACGATAAAGTTTCACCTTTCGCTGTAGCAATCTTTTTTAGACAAACATGATCAAAAGTTGTTAAGGGTGTAAATGTTACCCTTCCTTCATTATTTTTCACTACTAAAACGCTCGAAAAGGAACACCTATAGCTTTCTTTTCTTCATTCTTTTGCTGGGCAGGACTTAACGCTCCAGTAGGCAAGGCAGGGCCAGATAAACCAGGTAACTTAATTGCACCCATTACCTTTTCCATTGCTTTGTCTTGAAGCATCTTCTGGTTGTCCTCATTAGTTATCCAGAGATAACCAAAAATAGTCCCCCCAGTAAGACCAGCTACTAGGAGGAAAGAAACAACACTAATGATGTTTATAATTTTCTGCATTTAGCCCTCGCCGCTAGGCATTTCACATGCGGGTTCCGCAGGTGCTTCAACTTCAGGTGCAGGTTCCGCAGGTGCTAAAGCTCCAGCGAATTGCAAACCGCCTTCAATCATTGCGATTTTCTGGCTGGCATCAGCAACTACAGCTTGAGCTTGTACTAAACGATCTCTTTGAACTTTTAGTTCTTCTTGCCATTGAAGAGATTGCTTTTGTACTAATTCAGGAGATAAGGTCATAATTAATATTTAGACTTTCCAAGTGTAACTGCTGCATCAATATCTGTGAAGGATTCGGATGTCCAGATAGAAGTTGTTCCGTCCTCTTTCTTATAAGCCTTAATGATTTCTAGGTGATCAACATTCCTTTTGAGGGTGTCTTTGTCCTCATCAGTAATTGTTGATTGAGCAGCAACAGAATTGATAAGGGTGACGCTATCACCAGCAGCAGAAAAAATCTGTGCAACTTCTTCAGCAGTACGTTCAGCCATGATTCTTAGAAAGATGTCTTAATAATACTAAGAATAAGGGCTAGTACCAAGTATTGCAGTATCCCACTGATCTTTCAGTTCATCAATTGTAGTAGCAGAAGCAATGGTAGTAGCGGCTGGTGCATCTCTTAAGGCTTGTTTCTTAGCAACAATGGTTGAAGTATCGGCACTTGTTTCTTGTGCTTTTTGAAATTCAATATCAAGTTCAGCAAGTTTTGTTACTCTTGCTAGTCTGATATTTGTTTTGTGAATTTCTCTGGCTTTCGCCATGTCCATACTAAATCCCATAATTAATCAGGTGTGTAAGTCCAAGCATCCCTAAAGTATCTTTCAGTAGGGAAGATTGATTTTTCTACGATATATGATGTTTCACCATCTGGAACATCTTTATCTCTTATTTGTTCGAGGGTCAATTCACATTCTGGGGCGGGAATTAGAATATGCAATTGTCCATCATTATCAGTGTAAACTATTCTTTTAGTTGTTATTGGCATAATTAATTAACCAGCGAAAAAGGCTACACAAGCAGCATCAACGTGTTCGTTGTTGTTACCTAAGTTTCTCATCTGATATTTAAAAGCAGTTGTTGTAGGTGTATCATAACCGACTACGACACGACCACCACCACCGCTATCACCAGCTCTTGCTCCAGTCACAAAACAATAATTAGCGTTTGGCATGGCTGTATCGAAATTAATCGTATGACGGTCATATGCGTCATCAGTCAAGGAACTAACATTATGACTAGATCTAATTGTTGCTGTAGCTGCGTCACCATCTACATTAATCCAAGCCTTTGCTCCCTCACTAGCAGCTTCCCATCCACAATCTCCGTTAGAGTCTACGGTTAGGACATAATCTTCAGTAGCAGTTGTATCTTTAAGACTAAAATTAATTCCAGGGATTCTAAATTTGGTGATAGAAGTATTACCTAGAGTTATTTCGTTATCTACTGTTGCTGAACTAGCAGCCGCATCGTATCCAATTACTGTGTTATTACTACCTGTAGTAACGGCATCGCCTGAAGACTTTCCTAAGAAAGTATTTGTACCTCCTGTAGTTAAAGCTGCTCCAGAACCTGTACCTATAGCTACATTATTTGAGCCAGTAGTCATGTTCTGCACGGCGAACATGCCCATCGAAGTATTAAAATTACCTGTTGTTGCGGTATATCCGTTATGACTACCGACAAATGTATTTTGAGTACCAGTCGTTATTCCAGTACCACAAGTCGATCCAACGAAAGTGTTGTGATCGGCTGTTGTGACAGCGGTTCCAGCTTTCCTTCCAATACCCGTGTTATGACTGCCCGTCGTAACTGAATCTAAAGCTATATAACCTGCCGCTGTATTCCAACTTCCAGTTGTGTTAGCTTCTAACGCATTATTTCCAATAGCGACGTTATCATATCCACTTGTATTTTCTTTTAAAGCTCGATAACCAACCCCTACGTTATTGCTGACCGTATTATTAAATAAAGCCTCATGTCCAATAGCAATATTATAAGAACCAGTCGTATTTACCCTGTTTGTGTCATTACCCAGTGCAACGTTATAACTACCTGAAGTGATGGCACGTAAACCGTCTCTTCCTACAACTACGTTTGCTGATCCAGTGACAGCACCCATCATGGATTCAGCACCTATAGCTGTGTTGTAATTACCAGTCGTTACTCCGCCACCTGCGTCTCTACCTAAGAAAGTACAATCAGTAGCTGAGGTTAGTGCGTCTCCAGCTAGATAACCAACGGCTGTGTTATAAGTTCCAGTGACAGCAGCACCACCTAATGCACTCTTACCAAACGCAGTGTTATAAGCTCCTGTCGTTTGATAAGCAAGAGCATAAGAACCCATTGCTGTTGAATTACTTCCTGTTGTCGTGCGTTCCATTGCTTGGAACCCAACAGCAGTATTATGATCACCAGTCGTTAGATAATTAAGACAGTTGTAACCAACTCCAACTACATAGTTAGCTGTAGTCGCAGTTTCTAAACACTTTGAACCAACTGCCGTTACTTGAGCGCTTGTGTAATTAAAAGCAGCTTTATAACCAAGAGCTGTATTATCTGAGCTTTCAAGTAAATCAAATAAAGCATACGTACCAACAGCTAGGTTTCTTGCTCCAGTCTGGTTAGTGCCTAAAGTGCTTCTGCCTACTGATGTATTATCTGCTCCAGTTGTACATTCATCATTTGAATAAGATCCTACTGCTGTATTGCTTTCTGCTGTTGTATTTGCTGCAAGCGAATTAGTACCTACTGCTACACAATGTATTCCTGTCGTATTAACTTTAAGGGTATTTTGACCAAGAGCCGTGTTGTAATTTCCACTCGTATTTTGTCTTAAAGCATCCGATCCAACTGCTGTATTTCCTGTTGCCGTATTAGCGTTTAAAGCATAATCACCAATAGCAACGTTATTAGTTCCTGTGCATACACCTGAAGCTAAAGAATAAGCACCAAAAGCTGTGTTGTTATCTCCTTCGCTATCTCTTAAAGCTCGATGACCAACTGCTGTGTTATTAGAAACTCCTGTACTAGAGGATCCCATTGCGGAATGACCAATTGCAATGTTTCTATTTCCGTCTGTTAAGTTCTCTAGTGTTTCATGTCCGAGAGCAACATTATTACCACCTGAAGTACAACCAGACAAAGCTTTAGCTCCAAAAGCAGTGTTCTCACTACCACTTGTTATTGCATCGGCAGCGTTATAACCAACTGAAGTTAGGTTTGTAGTTGCTGTTCCAGCAACACCACCACTAGCAGCTTCCCAACTAGCTTCACCGTTAGCATCTACAGTAAGCACATAATCTTCAGTAGCGGTAGAATCTTTAACTACAAAATTAAGACCTGGGATTCTGAATTTGGTTACGGCTGTATCACCTAAAGTTATTTCATTACTGACTGAGGTAGAACTAGGCTCTGCCTGGAATCCAATAATAGTGTTATTTGTTCCAGTTTCTAAATTTCCAGCAACCTGACTACCTACGACAGTATTCATCCCATTTCCGCCATCTAAATTCTTACCAGCGTAAAATCCTATTAATACATTATTATTGGTAACTCCAGATCCATTAGCACCAGCCTCTTGACCAATCATGGTGTTGTAATTAGACCCTGCCCTAGCTGCTCCACCAGTACGTCTACCGACTAGGCAATTTCCAGTTCCAGTTGTAAAGTTATATCCACTAATATCACCAATAAACATATTTTCATGTCCAGTCGTTACGCTATACCCTGCTTGATGTCCAATAGCTAATAAGCGATTACCCGTAGTTTTGCTATAACCTGCTTGATAACCTATAGCTAAGTGTTCAGTACTTGTCGTGCTTGACATTAAAGCTGCATAACCAATCGCTATGTTGTTACTTGCCGTAGTGCTTGCTGCTAAAGAACTACCGCCAACAGCAACATTAGAAGACCCCGTTGTATTTGCTTTTAAAGAATCTTGACCGATAGCAACAAGACTACTTCCTGTTGTTGTATGTTCTCCTGCTTTTCCACCAATAAATGTTCCACCTCCTGTTGTTAAAGCAGCACCAGCGTAATAACCAACAAAAACATTTTCTGTTGAATTAGTAAGTGCAGTACCCGCATATGCTCCAACGGCAGTATTTAAACCAAAACTTGCGTTTTGTGCTTTTAAGGCTCTATAACCTATTGCTACTACACCACTTATAGTGTCTTCTGTGTATAAAGCTTCAAATCCAATTGCTACGTTACCAGTTGAAGTTGTTAAATTTCTTGCTGCATCTTTACCTAAACCAACATTACTACTTCCTGAACTAACATCTCTTAAGGCATCCATGCCTAAAGCAACATTATTATTTCCAGTTGTAATATTTAATAAGGAATCAGCTCCAATAGACGTATTTGCTTCGCCGCTAGTTAATAAATAACAAGCATGATTTCCAATTCCTACGTTATAACCACCAGTAACTGCATCTGCTCCACCTGCATCTTTTCCTAAAAATATATTATTCCCACCAGTAGTTAAATTCTTTGCTGTTTGATGACCGATTGCAATATTATAAGAACCAGTCGTACTTGCCTCTAAATTTCTTCTTCCTACGGCTACGTTATTTGCGCCAGTTGTATTTGCCTCAAGTGCTTCTTGTCCAAATCCACAGTTATCAGTTCCTGTTGTTGTAGATAGACCAGCATTAGATCCAAAGAAACAGTTGTTACCTGCTGATGTAATTGCTTTACCAGCTTGGTATCCAAAAAGTGTTGTGTGATCCCCGCTAGTAAAAGAATTTCCAGCTAAATAACCAGCAAAGGTATTAACTCCACTATCACTAGCACTATTGCTAGTTTCTAAATTTACATATTGTTGACCTGTACCTGGGCCTGCACTAATAGCTTCCCAACCTGCATCTCCGTTAGAGTCAACAGTTAGAACGTAATTATCGGTGGCTGTAGAATCCTTAATACTAAAGTTCAGACCTGGGATTCTGAATTTGGTGATATTTGTATCGCCTAAAGTTATTTCGTTCGATACATCGGCTGCACTTGGATCTGCCCCATAACCAAGAATTAAATTATTACTTCCAGTAAAATTACTAATATCTCCAGCAGCTCCTCCTATACATGTGTTACTACCACCCGTACCATATCTAAATGAATCTTGACCGACACATACATTAGAAGTACCAGTTGTTACAGCCCGACCAGCATACGCTCCAATTAAAGTATTTGAACTGCCTGTAGTAAGACTCGTACCACACTGCGCTCCTATAATTACGCTTTCTCCTGATGTTGTAACGGCTCCTCCAGCGTCAGTTCCTAAAGCAGTTGTAGATGTTGCAGTTGTAAGAGCATCTAAACATCCTGAACCAACGGCTGTGTTGTAGCTTCCAGTAGTACCTGCTGCTAGAGCTCGATAGCCTATAGCAGTATTGCTGCTTCCCGTACAACCTCCTCCACCTTTAAAAGCTTCCTTACCAACGGCAGTATTGTTGCTTCCAGTTGTTAATGCTCTTAAACAATCTTGTCCAACTCCAGTATTACCTCCTCCTGTTGTTATAGTCTCTCCACAAATAGCACCAATAAGTGTATTGTTGTCTCCAGTTGTTACTGCTTGACCAGCATCACCTCCATAGAATGTATTTTCATTAGCACCACTAGCTAAACCATTTCCTGATCTATAACCTGCGTAAGTGTTATATCCAGAATCATAAGCATTACCACTACCATTTTTCAGTTTTACAAACTGTTCACCTGTACCAGCAGCAATAGCAGCCCACGATCCATCACCTCTTAAGAACGTAGAACTTGAAGCCGTACCAGAACCTAGTCTTGCTGTAGCAACTGTTCCTGAAGTTAATTGATTTGCTCGAAGTGAAGTAAGTAAATCACCACTTCCAACAAAAGACGTTGCATTGCAAGTTGTAATAGTGGCAGAAGTAGCAGTTAAACCAGTTACAGCAACTGTTGTTGCAAGTCGAGCATTAGAAAGGGTTCCAGAAGAAAGATCAGAAGCATTTGTCGTACCCCCAATCTCTTTAACCGTTCCAGAATCATTTATATAAAGCTTCTTAGCCGAAGTATCTACCGCAACCTCACCACTAACTATGTCACTCGTTGTTGGAGTACTCGTTCCCCTCTTTAATTTAATTGTGTTAGCCATTTTACTTTTAGATTAGGTGAGAAAAGAAGGGTTAATATGTACCACCATCTATATCAAAACCTGAAACTGAACCATTTTCTAAGAAAGTAACCAAATCAGATAAAGCAACTTGAACCATTGTCCCTGCATCATTGACGACTAAACGATCAGCCGCAGCAAGTGTTGTTGAAGTTGCTGACGTTCCACCATCGCAACATGTATTTAATTCGGTGGTCGTTACGGTTGCGCCATCAAGGATTTCAATTTCTGTTGAAGTTAAAGCTGCTAAAGCTGAAGAACCGCCTGATTGACAAGAAGATAAATTTGTGAGGTCTGTGGCTGATGCTTGCGCTCCTAAACTTGCTCTTGCTGTTGCTCCTGATTCGATAACGAAGTTAGATCCATTACCAACAATAAATCCACTATCAGAAGGTGTAAGACCAGCTACATCTGCCAACTGTTGGTCAAATGCCTGTACGTTTGTACCAATAGCCAAACCAAGTGCCGTTCTTGCCGCACTAGCTGAAGTTGCTCCTGTTCCTCCGTCTCCTATCGCAAGCGTTCCAGTAATACTAGAAGCTGATAGATCGACTGCGAGTTCTGTCGATTCAATAACACAACCACCATTTGCCTTAAGGTCAAGGCTTATTTCATTACCAGACTTATCTATACCATCACCAGCAGTAACACCAGCAACTCCAGAGAACTGAGTGAAGGCAAGGTTGTTTGTTCCTACAACTGCACTTCCTTTATCAGAACTACAAACAAAACCAACATCTGAATAAGTTGAACCTTGCTCAATAAAAGTGAACGCTCCAGAGGCATCTGATCCTGTAGCTAAGTCGTCTGTTCTAACCCATGAAGCACCAGACTTCACAAGATAAATACCATTCTGGGTCGCAGTACTTTGGTCTTTTACAAGTACTCGATCATCAGCAGACAACGAAACACCGTCTACACTTTGAGTACCTGATAATGTGATATTTGCTGTCGTTGCAACTCTTACTGAATCTTTAATATCTAAACCTTGAGCAACCCCATCCACGTAGCCCTTATTCGCAGCATCAGAATCAGCAGTGCAATCAGCTAATCCTGTAATCTTCTGACTATTTAAACCTACGGAAGCTGTTGGTGCAGCTAGTTGATCAAGCCTATTTGTTTGTACTCCCGTATCGAAATCAGATACTTTTGCATGTGTTATTGATGGAATATCAGCAGCTACTAAAGCTCTATATGCAGCCGCCGCAGCCGAACCAGCAGTAGGGCCAGCAAGAACATGATTAGCAGTCTGGGTCGTTTCTTTATCGAAATACTTACCCTTACCACCTACAGGAATAATGGATGTAGCCGATCCACCTGCACCACCAGTTCCTTTACCAAAGTAGAGAATCTCATTACCTTCAGAGAAAGCTAATTCTGCATTTTCGAGACTGGTAGGAGCTGAACTTCCAGTGCTACGTTTGATTCTGATTGTGTTAGCCACTAGAAGTTGCCTCCGTCTGTAATTGTGTTAGTAGTCCAAGTTGCGTCAGCGACAAGCCGTGACGATGTACTGTCATAATAAACGATAGATCTATTAACAGCATTATCTATATTCACAGAATCAGCAGCACTCGCTCCCTGTGGTCCCTGAGTCGCCACCGTAATGATTGAACTGTTGTCCTCATTAACAGTTACAGTGTTTTTGTTGGTTGTGATGTTTACGCTAGTCATGCAGTGTATCCTTCATCCATATAAATAGTACCTTCAATCCAGTATTCTTTCAGCCCTGAACCGTTAGTTAATAGCACATCATATTTATATTCATCAGCAGTGAAGGTTGCTGTTTGAGTATCTGTAAGCGTCCAAGTCCATGCCCCATTCGTTGCATTTGTTATTGAACAAGTAGCATCAGCAGCTTTAGTGGTACGTCCAGAATCCCAAATCTGTGAAGTGATTGTATAACCCGCAAGATTTACAGCAGCATTATTTGAATCCTTCAAAGTCACATCAACACTATGATCCGATCTTCGTTGGATCGTCATGTCATACGTTCCAGGTGCTATTGCCATAGGACTAAAACTTTTTCACAGTTTAACAAGGGTTAAGTTTTTATAACGTACATCATTGCAATGTTTCTTGGTCTGTTTTCTGAACCACCATCGTTAGCAACTGTTGTGGCTGTGGCAACAGTTATACCTGTTGTAGCAGATTCTGTTGGTTCATAACCACTTAACCCTTGTCCAGATTCTTCAATAACACCGTCATTATGATCACTATTTGAGTAAGCAACTTGGTGGATATGCCCAGGGTCAGTAACAGTAGAGGTAGAAGTGGCTGTGTGATTGTGTTGTTTATTTTGATCGCTTTGAGCAGTTGCAATTGATCTCCCAGAATCAATACCACGTCCATTATCAAAACCTCTTACAAACTCACCCCTTAAATCTGGGACATTAAAAGTTGAACCACTTGCTGATCCATAAGCTGTACCAATAACAGCAAACAAAGCGGCATAAGTCGTCCTACTAACTGAAGCACCATTACATTCCAAATAACCAGAAGGAACCGTAGCAACAGCTAAACAAAACACTGCTCCTGATGGAACACCTTGAACAGAAGTAAAACTAAGAACTCCAGATCCATTTGTCTGAAGCATTTGCCCATCTGACCCATCAGCAGAAGGCAACGTAAATGTAAGATTTGAGCTAACGGTTGAGGCTGCTTGTAATGCTACATAATTACTACTATCTGAATCAGCAAGTCTTAAATCACCTTGAGCTTGAACAGTTAATCCATTACTATCAATAACTGCTCTTTCTGTTCCAGCAGTTGAGAAGCCTAAAGTATTTGCTGCCTTCCTAAATATTCCTGTATCTGCATCTCCATCAAAAGCCAATGCTGGAGTACTAGCCCCTGAAGCATCATCAGCCAAAATGACACCAGTCATCGTGCCACCAGACTTAGGCAGCAAACCTAAATTATCTTCTCCTACATCTCCTATCTCTCTAAAATTTGATCCATCATAAATCTTTAATTTATCGTCACTAGATTTCCCGTAAAACATAAACTTTACAGGATTACTAGGGTCTGAACCACCGCTATTGTTTGTCTTTACCGCATCAAAAATACTATTTATATCAGCACGAACCACATTTCCTGCTGCATTATCAACGGTATAGTTTGTGACCTGAGACACTAATCTTCTACAGTTTTAATCATTCTATACCCCTTTGCCGAAACCTACAGCCTGATAACTAAAGTTTCTATCTTTACTTGTACTTCCGTTTTTAAAATGAACAGTAAAACCTGTGCCTGATACATTTGATAATTCAAAAAAATCTCCTGACTCCATCCCTTGAGCCGTGATACCAATTGAAGGTAAATAAGCATTAGCACCACCAAGACTTGCCGTTCCAACAAAGAAAGGCTTAGCAAAAGTTACGTTTTTAGCTCCTGCTCCAGAAGCTATTGTTGTTGTACTTTGTTCAGTCCTAGATTGAAGGATTGCTGTATAACCTAACTGCTGAACATTAATATTTTGGTTAGTATTTGTTGTCTCTAAATTTGCTTTAAATTGAAACGCTCTCGCTTTAAATTCTCCATTAGCAAAGGCATTAAAATCCCCGTAACTAGAAGCATCTGTACTCGTTTTTACAAACACTTGGCAATCAGTATCATTAGCAGGATCTCCATCAAAATTAACAATATTATCAAAGTCAGGAACATCATCAATATTACTTCCAATTAAAACACCTAAACTTTGAATATGTCTTTTTAACGTCAACGTAAATACACCACCTAGATCCAGAGTATCAGCAAAGGCATAAGTGCCTGTTGCATTAGATGCAGGATTGGTTAGTTGTAATGCTCCACTGCTATACGAAACATTTGTTTTCGTGCCGCTAAATGGAGTACTTAATAAATCCTCTCTTTTGGTTAATACAGCTAATTGTTGTCCTACATCTGGAATATCAATAATGACACTTGCTTCTCCAGCAGAGAAACGTCCTCCATCATCTTGGAATTTTAAAATATACTCACCTTCCAAAGCTGGAACAATAGCTTCAGAACTGGTTCCTGCTAAAGCTGAAACTAGATCAACTGAGCCTGCAAACGTCCCAGAGCCATCCGTCTTATTAGAGTGCCTGACGTAAACTCTTCCTCCATGTAAAACATCAGCGTCAGTCGATTGATCCCACCTCAATCTCATTAAGTGATCACCAACTGGTTCTGCTGTTAAATTCTGAACATCTGTTGGTAAAGCTGTTTTACCTTGAGCATTGAATGATTGGTCTAAAGATGTATTCGATACTTCTAAAGCAGCGTTAAACGAAAATATTTTAAATTCATAGGTTCCTAGTTCTGAATTATCAATAGTTATATCTGGTCTGAAAACAACTTGACTCTCATAGTTTCCATTAGCAAAACGATATTGAACTAAATATTGACTAACACCATTAACAGGAACCCATGTTGCAAACATTCTTGAAATAGCAACTCCATTTCTGACAATTGTTTTTTCCTCAACGCTTAAAGACGTAGGAGGAGAAGCTGGTTCATTTAATATTGATACATTTCTTGCAGGTAAAGATAATCCTTCTTCAATATTTGCATATTTATTTGGTTTATAAGATAAAGCTGTAATTTTATAATTAATACCATCTGCTTCCTCTACTGTTATTACTCTAAATTTCTGGGCCTCAATCGTATCGCTAACTAAAAACCATATCGAATTAACATTTGGTACTTCAGATAAAGCGGATTCTAAATTAATAACACCACTGGTAATACTTAAAACATTTTTCGTTTCTACAGAATTATCAGGCATGAGTACACTGATTTTTTGATTTGATCCACCAAATGTTGATAAATCCTGTGTGTCATCAACAGTAATTGCTGTTGTAGTTGCAGTATTTATACGTCCAGAACGCCTAGCACCACTACGAACTGGATCGTTTATATCTATAACTGCTCCAGGTCTAATTGTTACTCCAGCATCTACAGATGTAGTGAATGCAACAACCTCTGACTCATTTTGTTCCGCAAAAAGTATTGCTTTGCCTAATCTTTGAGCTTGACCACGACTTGTGCAAGCAAAAGCTTTTACATCTTTTTTGACAACTCCTAACTTTGTTTTGGCAGTACTATCTTCTACAACTTCATAATCTATTTCTCTCGAATCCATATTGTAGTAACTAACAGCTACGACAGAATGTCTTGTCTTAAGTGACGATCCAGAATAAGAAAACCCTTCTTCCGTTACGTTTGCAAGACTGAATAAAAAACTTGCATCGGTTGGTTTATCTTGTGCAATTGTTATTGTTCCTGCGCTCCATATCGGCATACATCTCATCACTCCACAAAGTTCTTCAATAACATTAAACGCTTCGTTTGCAGATAAAATATTTACATTGCAGCTAAATCTTGCTTCTTGACCTCCAAAACCATCATCAACTAACTCATTAGCGAATTTAGACGCATCAACGAAACTAAATAAATCTAGATTACTATCAGTTATATGATCTCCTAATCCGTATCTAGTTGTAGTAAGAAGATCAAGTAATACCATTGCAGGGCATGAACACCACTGTGCCGCAGCCATAGTGCCGTTAAATATGTAACCAGTTGGGTATATAATTCGACCTGTATTACTATCGACACTTGGCGTTCCAGATCCAGAAGCTCCTGCACCTGGAATCCTAATCTTTACACCCCTTATTCTATACTTTCTGTTTGGAATATTACTTACTATTTTACTATCAAGCTTTAATGCGGCATAAGCACTATTTGCATAAGTTTGATGTTCATCTATCAATTCCTGCATTGACAAGACGTTAAAAGAATCTTGTAACGATGCGTTTGTACTATCCGCCGTAACACGAACAACTTTTATATCAACAGGGAACGCTCCATCAATTTCAACTCTGTAATCTTTAGAATAGGAATCACTGGTGCGACCTGTAATAGTATCAGTAAATAAATCAGAATAGCCACCAGAGTTATATTGAATCTGTACTTTTAACTGAACACTAGAACCTAATAAGTCACCATTATCTTTTGCCTCTTGTAATTGAGGAAAGTTAATTGTTAAACGAACAGCATCAACATTTGTATTTGTAATCTGTTGAGTGACACCACCATTAGCAACAGTACAAGCTCTAGGGAAACCAGAAACAGGACTTGAAGACTGTACTATTCCAGGTATATGTGTTTGATTAGATGTTCCAAAACGAGGAGTAAAAGTTACCTCTTGAAAGTTAAAATCTGTTGTAGCAGGGTTAGTTGAATCAGCGTTAGG